TTGTCGCTGCGGTAAAGCCGGAAGTTGTAGGTGCCGTCAGCAGGGGTGTTGGCGAGTGGGGTGTTTAGCGTGCCGCCACTGCCAATTACGCCGGTGCGGATGGCGTCCCAGCTGTTTTGGCCGATGTCCACGTAGATGTAGGCGCCAGGGGAGATCGGGTCGGAGGTGGGATAAGTCTTGAACTCGATCGCCTGGCGCACATACCTGCGGGTGTTACACAGTAACTTGCCGAATAGGACGGCGTGGTCGTAGCTGGAGACGTAGTTGGAAATGTCGAAGGTTTGGCGGATTGCATCGACTTCCACGGTGTCTTTAAGGACGACTTCGACGGATTTCTTTTTGGCAAACACCGCGTCGTCGGGCATGTCTGTGTAAATGACGTTGGCGATGATGTCCTGGGCATTGCTGCCGTAGTCGATGTACTCCTCCTTGTAGGAGTCTTCCAGGATGTTGCCTTGGTTAAACAGCGCAGTGATGGTGACGCTGCGGATGATTTCGCCGGTGCTGGTTTTGTAGGGTACGGCTGGCACCAAGGTTTCGCGTCCGCCGATGCGGGCAAACTCCAGCAGGTTGTACGGTGCAACTTCAACCCAGAACTCGCGCCAGCTGCGTGGATCCGCAATCACACAATCCATGAACAGCTTGTTTTTGATGCAGAAGCGTTTGGTGATGGCAAGCTGTTTAAGATCCAGCGCGTTGACGACGGCGTAGTTGCCGATGCCGTCTTCCTTGTCCAGAACGGTGTCGAGGAAAATGTCAGGAGCGAGGCTGCTGGCGCCATCCGCCTTGGAGGGATAGTAGTTATAGCCTGTGTTGCCCCAAGCAATGCCATCTTCATCGGTGCCGCTGGTGCGTAAACGGCGGACGCTGCGACCTTGGGTTGCGAAAACGGTGAACGAGCGCATGTCTTGGATTGTTTTGCCCGAGTAGGCGTTGAAGCCCAGCAGCGCCAGGTTGTTGTACAGGCTTTTGACGACTTTGCCGGATGCGTTCTTTTGGTTGTAATCGCTAAACGGCTGGATCAGTTGTTCGGTTACAGCCGTAATCGTGATTTCGGGACCGGAATCGAACGAGAACTGGATCTGGGTATCGGCGTCGTAGTTGAATAAGTCCCACTCGTTTAGGTCTTTTGGGTTGTTGTTTTGTGGGGGAAAAGATTCCTCGGCAGCTTCTTGTTTTGCTCCTGTAAATTGAATTGATGGGGTTGTGCTGCTTTTGCTGAGGAGTTTGTAAGACGACAATGTTTCGGTGACGGCATCACCGGCATTGGTCAAATAGTAGTAGGTATCATTTATGTCTTTTTCGCTGAGCGGATCAACGACAGGCTCCAGTTCAAACTCCCAGTGGGTTGCGGCGTCTGGGTCCGTCAGTCCACTGTTGAATTTGAAATAGACAAAGTTTTCGTTGTCAGCGGCGCGGCTTATGGCAAAGACGGCGGGGATGGCTACCCACTTGCTTTGACCGACCTCGCGGTAATTAAGTTTGAACAGGGTTACTCGTGTTTTGATGCCGTTGTCGCTGACGGGGTAACCACTTAGGCGATCACTGCCGTACTCAAGCTGGCGCCCGCTAATGCGCTTGAACACAATGGCTTTGATGGCAAAGTCAACGATGTGACAAGCGGAAAGGGTTTCGTACTGAGCGGTTGCAATACGTGCCAAGGCTTTGGTGTAAAAAATGTCATCTTTGTATGTATTAACAACTGCATCTAGCGTTGCATAACGGCGTAAAATTTTCATTTCGTTATCCGTCAGGTCTCGTTTTTTAACGTAACCCCCAACTGTGTCAACATTTTTAAACGCGTACCCGTTTTCGTCAAAAAAGTAGCCGGGTTTTATGTTGCCATCGGCGTCATAGGGGTAATCATTTTCGTAATTTACTTGCTGTGTTACGGTTGTCATCTGGGCTACTTCTATAACTTTTGATTTTAGTAGCTGTTGAGCCGTTGTAATATCGGGACGCTGATCTTCATCGAGTAAAGTTTGCACATTGTTTTTTAATTTTGCAAGATCGTCTTTTTCGGATTTTGTCAAGCCGCCTGTTGCACCAGCCGCTTCGGTGCTGCCGTACGTTGCGCTAGGCGTCCTGCCTTCTTTTACGCAAGTTAGTTTTACGGTAATGTCTTTTTCGTCGATATTTGTTCCGGCTAGGCTGGTGACGCGAAAGAGTGAAGTGCCAAGTTTAAAAGTGCTAGCGGTATCAAAAATACTGAGCAAACTACGGCGAACGTCTTTGGCTTCGCGCACTTTATCAGGATCATTATCATCAACTTTTGTAGACTTAAAGACGACTGACAAAACATCACCGGCATCAATGGTAAGTCCGGGTGTCGAAGACGTCCACGAAATGCCGGATGCGGTAATACCAAGATTTGTGGAATCTTTATAGCCGCTGCTAGCGCGAAGATACAGATAAACATTTAACGGGACAACTCCGTAGATACCAACGGTGTTTGCAGTGGTAGGTGAATAGGCTTGGCTAAAGCCGTCGGTGCGGGTGTTGCTGGTAGACGGCTGGAGGCGATAGGGATTGTCTGTGGCTTTGCCGTAGCGGGTGGGATCCGTGTTTTCTTTGCCGAATACTTCGTCTTGGCGTTGCAGTAACCCGGTTGCCCCAGGGTCAAAATACATCCAGATATTTTCGGTCATCAGATCGCGCAGGGGCGTCTGACCGAAGGCAGTCTTTTCGGAGTCGATGGCCGTGATGGCGCCGCCGCTCAGCATCATCAGCATTTGGATGAACTGGCTGGAGCCGTAGCTGCGGACGGCGGACCAGAGGAGGGATGCGGTGACGCGCACACCGCCGTTGGGATTAGCGCCAGTGCCGGTGCCGCGATTGGCGTAGACGAGGTTTACCGGGTCGCCGTAGGCGGCAAGTTCTTGGGTGGAGTTAAAGCCAAAGCGGGGGGAGAAGCGTTCGTCGCGGGTTTGAGGCTGACCACCGCCGCCGCGTGGCGCTTCAAACGACGGGATTTGTGGCTGGTTAAGTAATGAAGATACGACCGTAAAAACGGTTCCTATTAAAGACAAAACCGCAATAGTTATGGAAACGGGCTCGTTTCTTATGTCAAAGATTGTGCCTTCTTTAGGGTCTTTGTACGTTTCTTGAAGGGCTATAAATTCCAAATAGTCGTCCTTGCTGATGCCCAAGGTTGCGATCAGCTCGTGCTCAAAGGGCAGCAGCTTGCGGGTCATCGGTTCATCCAGAAATATGCGCCCATTCCAGCAGGAATCTGGCTACGCACCACATTCTGGCTTGGCGCGATAAATAGTACAGTCTCGTCGTCCAAAACAGTGGCTAACGCGGCTCCGGCTTCACCGGGCAAAAAGGCCACTGCCCCGTGCCGGGGTGTGTCTATCCGAGTGCCATTATCAAGCAGCCAGCGAAAAATAAGTTTGCGCGGGAAGGTTTCGTCGGTGTAGTCGCGGTAGACCCACTCAAACTGCTCGGTGTAGTCAGCAAAGCCGAGGCGCTTGTGGACCTCGCACGCCAGTTGGAAACAATCGGTTTTGCCGCTTCCGTCCCAGGGCGCGTGGCCCCAGCCGTAACGCAGTCCGATTAGGTCGTTCATCGCAGCGAGATGTTGGCGTTGAGGGGTAGGGGACCGACGAGCTGGCGGGTGATGGTGCGGGAGGGGAAGTTGGAGATCACGCTGTCGATGGCGGAGCGGTAGCGCAACTCGATCGTGGTTTCGCTCACGCTGGCACCAATGCCAACCATGTACTCCACTTGGGTGGCGCCGTTGGCGGCGATCGTGTTGCTTGAAGTCAGCCAGGCCGTTGTGAGCACCAGGCGGCTGAGGCGGTTTCCGTTGCCGGCGTCCAGCAATTTGATCGCAAAATCGACGTTGGGGAACAGGATCTGGAGGATGCTGTTGTCGCCGGTGTTGTTGGCGACCGAGCCCTCCACGCGGAATGGGGCGAACTCGTAGAAAACAGTGCCGTATTTGTATTTTTGGTTGACGAAATAATTTTGGTAGCGGTGGGTGGTGCCGTTGGAAGTCGTCAAGTTGAAAAATTGGGCGATGCGGATGTCGATGGCCATCTTCAGTCGTCCGTGCTCGGATCGCGCAACTCACCAAGCAACGAGATCGACACGTTATAGATGCCGGGGCGCACGCTTTCAACCTGGGGCGGCTGCTCGTACTGGTACCGCAGGTTGCCGCGATCTGCTGCGGTGCTGTTGACCTCGGCGGCAACGGCGGTGCTCATGCCAGCGGTTACGTTGCTGGAGAGCTTGAAACGTTTATTGATCGAAGTCTGGCTGTGGTAGTGATCCAGCAGGGTGTTGACCGTGGCGTCAGGGACGTTGCGGTATTCCAGGTCCAGCTTGGCGCCGTAGGGCAGGTCACCGAAGGCGCGGCGGGCGGCGATGCCGGACAGTGTGCGATACACCTTGACCGGATAAACCCCGGGGGTAAAACGCCGGGAAGTTGGGGTTAGCGAGGGGAAGGCGGCCATCAGATTCCAACCTTACGGCGGGTGCTCGGGGATTGCTGCAGGCGATCCAGGGTCATGGACATGCCACGATTGGCGCCATCGCGAGCGGCTTGGCGGCGGGTTTGAGCCATCGCAGCTTCCAGTTGATCGCGGCTGACGTATTCCACCCCGTTGATCGTGCTGGTCTCAAAGCTCATGTTAAGGACCGGGCCGCCGCTGGAACCGAGGGCTGCGCCCATCGAAGCACGCAGGTCGCTGTTGGACATGACGCCACCGCTGGCGCCGGGGACAAACAGCTCTGGTCCGCGCTCGCCAACGAGGTAAGGGGTACCAGCGCGGGTTGGGCCACCTCCTGCAAGTCCGGGGGGGCTAAATGTACCGTTAGTGAACGGTCCAAAAGAAGCACCGCTGACACTGGCTGTGTTGCTTAATCCTGGAATACCGCCGGCGCTGAAAGCGTCAGTGGAAACGTTGCCTTGAGCGTAACCGCCGCCTCCACCGCCACCCATGCCTGCAAATATGCGGGCGATGCCGATGGCGATATAAGTAGCGATCATCGTTTGGGCTTGCTGAATTAGTGCATTACCGATGGCTTGCAAGAAGTCAGCGAATACTTGCTCCGCAGTCTTGGTGCCGCGCACCATTTCCGAAACACCGAACGTAACGGCGTTGGCTATTTCGCCACTAACGCTTTGGATAAGTTGCCCGTACGTAGTAAAAAATTGCTGCAGCCTGAGCTGTTTTTGTTCCAGCTGGTCAAGCAGCATCAGTTCTTCTTTTACCAAAGCGAGTTTATTTTGCTGGGCTTCAAGATCTAGCTGTTTTGCTTCCAGGGCGTTTCCTTTAAAAGTGCCTGAATTTATTTCAGTTGTGAGGCGGTTTATTTCTTGAAGAATGGGGAGTTCTGTGTTGTACGCACGTAGACGCTGGTCTAAAGCTAACTTTTGCGCTTCTACTACGTCTGCGGGTTGCGTAAATGCACTTATGTCCAGCTCAGTTCTGAACTGTTGCTGACGAATTGGGTCTACGGCATTTTGGATGCTTTCTCTGCGATTTTGAGCAGCTAACTGTTTCTCTAAAGCAGCACGTTTCTGTTCAATTTGTAATTGTTGTTTCTGCAGAGAATATTGCGCTAAAAGATTTTGGTAACGTTGTTCATACAATGCATTTACTTGGCTTACTGTGTTTGTTTTTTGCGCTTCTCTAAGTGCTTGCTGGGCCTCAGTCTGCAGAATTGCGGCGTCAAGTGCAAATAAATCATCCAGTTTGCTCAGTTTATAGTCAGTAGCTGCATTATCACCTTTACTTAACTGCAGTTGTTGTACGTACAAATCTACATAATCTTTTTGGGCCGCGTACAAATCTCGGGTAGCTTGAGTTTGGGCTTTATATGATTGTTCCAGGGCTTGCTGCCTTTCACGTTCACGCTGTTCTGCTTCACGCCGGCGTGCTTCACGTATCTCTAGATCGCGGCTTTGCTTAGCGTACTCGTTGGACTGATCGCGTAAAACCCTTAACTGGTTTAAGCCTTGGATATATACGGCCTCGCTAAGGCTATTCTTTTTCTCGTTCAGTTTTACTACTTTATCGGAGTAGTCCTGTTCGTTTTGAAGTAGTTTTACTCTGTACTCTATATTTGTGTTTTGGATCCGTCCTTCTGTAGTTGTTGCACTAGTACGCTGTTTTTGTAGGTCTAAAATTTGCTTATTTAGTACAATTTGTTCGTTTAAAGGCACCAAATTTTCTGTGGTAAAAGCGGTATCGCCCTGACCAGTTAGCCTGTTAATGGTATCAATAAGATCTTTTATTCTCTTTAGTCCTTCTTCGCCTGCGACGAGTTTGATTGCCCACTCGCCAACTGTTTTTATACCGTTGGCAAAAAGGCTAATTATGCTATTTACAAGTTTGAATATCTCCGTAATTCCTTTAACAATCAGCGCTAGTGCTGCGGCAAAAGGTGCTCCAATAATTCCCAACGTTGTGCTGGCTGCAAGCGTAAAGTCTTTCCACGCAGCACTTAGCAGTCCGGTAGCGTTACCAATGTCAGTGACCGTACCAGGGATAGTGCCCGTTACGCGAGCAGTTTCTTGTTGTAGAGCGCGGTACGCTTGAGTGGTTTGACCCAGGCGAACCATCAAATTTATTTGTTCTTGTAGAGCTTTATTTACACGCATACCACTTTCTTCTAACTTAGAAAAGTCCAGCTGACGAATGGCTTTGCTAACGTCGGAAACTTTAATGATTGCCGCGTCCAGTTGATCGCCAATGGCGCTGGTAACGACGGACAGCATTGGATTGCCTGGTATCAAACCCCCAAGAGCGCCACCGATAACCGATCCGGGGCCGCCTCCAAAAAGAAGCGGGAAACCTGCGCCTAGCGCAACGTTTTCAGCTGTTGTGCGGGTTTGTTTAGCTTGCTGCCTTTTTTCCAGGATTTTATTTAGACGCAGTTCAAAATCTTCTGCCCGTTTTTGCTGCATGTATTCATCGGCTTCAGCTTCTTTTTGCTTTCTATACCGTATGTCACGTATGTTATTTATACGCTGCTCGATCGCTTCCGGTGTAGTGCCAAAACGCGATGCGATATTCTCAAGACGCGCACCTCGTTGAACGCTGCGGCTAATTGCACTGAGGCGATCAGCATTTTGCGTTGCCGTATCCAAAGCCAGTGCATAGTTGCGGACTTCTGCGGCCTGCTGCTTAAATCCGCCGCTTTTAAGTCCTACGTTTGCTAGAGCTACTCCCAGGGCATCCGCTTGTGCAGCGGAACCGGCCAAAGTGTTAGATAGTTCTCGGGCTCTTTTTTGTATTCCTTGGGGTTCAAAATTTACTAGTGCGCGTGCAAAATCGTCTAACTGTTTTTTAGCTTGGCGTATTTTGTCTCCGCCTTCGCCCGCACCTGGAGCCAGTAGATTTATAGGTTTTAGCCTGGATACGATATTATTTAATTTTTCTACCGATGCTAAAACGTAATCGAGACGATTCTGGCCGCTTACGGTAACGTCAATTTTTGCGTTGTAGACAGCCACGCGCCGATAGCCCCCGATGCTTCAGTTTACGCTGTAAAAAAGCCGCCGGGGTTAGCGGCGGCGTCGGGCTTTGTCGATCTCCTTCTGCTGGTCCTCATTGAGGATGCTGAAGTAGGCGCTCCAGCCGATCAGCTCTTCGGCGGTCATGGTGGTGCTGACTTCGGAAAGGGTTTTGCCTAGCTCTTTAGCGACTCCGAATTGGAGCATGAGCCAGTTGTCTTTCCGAAGTTCGGCACTCAGGATTTTGGGTCGATGGGCTCCGCGTCGTCGGTCAGGATCGCCAGCATCAGGGC